AAAATCAACGAGTATATAAATATATATCCCTATTTTTTAACTATTTACTATTTATTGTTAGGTAAAAACTATGGCAAAAGATTACGAAATATTCGAGGGAAAAACCTTATCAGATGTCTTCAAGGACATATACGATAATTCCAAAACCAATAAACAACAATTAGAAGTATTGATGAAAGAGGTTGTGGGATTTATCAAGGACGGAGATACAGCCGTTCAGATAGTTCCTATGCTAAAAGAATATTTAGAAATCAATGTAAAGAACGACGAACAACTTGTTAAGTTAGCAACAATCGTTCAAAGAATTACAGCAGCTGAAAAACGAATAACATCTGACGATAGTGAGTTCGGTTTATCAGAAGCAGAAAAAGAACAACTGATGAGTGCAATAGAAACAGATGTTCAAGAGTTACAAATCAAAAAAGACGAAATAGAAAGCTCTATCAGTAAGGAAAGTTAAATGGCTAATATAGTGGACAAACCGCTTGATAATGTAAGTGTTCAAGGTAATGGTGTAGTCACAAAAAATGAACTTCGTGCGATATTAAGAAACATATCGGTTGAAGTTCCGGATGCTCAATCAAACTCAAGTTTAGAAGTATTTGAAGTTTTAGAACTAAAAACTGATGCTGAAACAAAACAACAAGAAGTTGTTGGTAGATATGTTTATTCTCAACACGGAGATTCTGAGGTTAACAATTATAAACCTTGTAATTCTAATATTATTCAATATCCTATGGTTGGAGAATTGTGGTTAGGACTTAGTTATAAAGATGAAAATTATTATTTAGCAAGATTAAGTGATACTGATATTTCAGTAAACTACCAGAAATTGGGAGAAAGTGAAAAAGTAATTTCACCAGGTGTAGATAACACAGATGTAAAAACACCAAAAGAAAGTATTTTATCTCGATTATTTGGAACTATAAAAAAAGATATAAACCCAACAGCTAAAGCTTTTGAAGAAGGGTCAACACTTATCCAAGGTAGATTTGATAACTATATAAATCTTGGTAGTGATGAAGAGAGTAGAGGTATAATAAATATCAATAACGCTGATATTGCAACTATTGATATTGGTATAAAAGAACAAGTTACTTTTAGTAAAATAGGTAGAGAAATATTTCCAGAAGTAAAAGAAGCAGCAACCATTACAATGGACGCAGACAGGATAGAATTAAATGCAAGAGATACTGGTATTGAAATTGTATCAGAGGATAGTATTCTTATTGATTCAAATGATGGTGATATATTATTAGAAGCAGCAGACAGAATTAGATTGAGACCAAGAAATAGTGTTATTGACTTTGTAACTATTAATGGACAAAAAAGGGATATAGCAAATCCAGACGGAGATATAATGTTACCTAAGTTTATAAAAGAAAGAGCTGGGGACTTAAGACCAATGGTTGAAATACTTAAATTAGAATTACAAGCATTACCTTTTTTAATACTACCACCAGTATTACCAGGTGGAATACCTAATCCAAGTTTTATGGTAGGTATGAAAATTAGATACGACGCAATAAAATTTTATATAGAAATGATTAAAAGATTTATAAGTTTAGAATGGTTACCAAGATTTGATTTTGAAATGGTAAACCTTCAAGAAGTATTAGATGAACTTGGTTTACCAGGTTTACCAGGACTTGACGCACTTGGTGGATTTGATGGTGTGTTAGCTGATATAGCTGGAGCGAAAGCTAAACTTGAAGTTATGAAAGGTGTAGCAGATGGATTAGCACAAAGTGCACAACAAGTAGGAGGTCAATTAAATTCAATCGTAGAAAATGGAGAAGTAGAACCAAGTGATTTTATAACAACACTTGATGAGTTTGAAAGTAATCCAGATAACCCAGAAATAGATACAACAGATGTTAGAGATGTTATATCAGATGGCGCTACTTCAAAAGAATTACAAAGATACTTTTTAAATGGTGGTTCACCACAATTACAAGAATTGACAAGAAATGCTGCACAAGGTCAACAAGATGTAGCACAATTAGAGCAAGTAATTAATCTTGCAGAAATATCACAATTAGCAAAACAGGAGTAATAATGGATAAAAATAAATTAAGAAATATAATTGAATTAGTTGTTCGCAAAGAAGTTAAAAAACAACTTAGCGAGATATTTATTAATGAAGAAAAAGAAATCAAATTAGCAGAAACGATTTCTAAACCTAAACCTAAAAAGGTTATCAAAAAACCTAAAAAACAATACACAAAAAACACAGCGTTAAATGAAGTATTGAACCAAACCAAACCATTAGGTGCACCAATGGAAGATGAATATCCTTCATTGGGTGGTGGAGTATTAGGTAGTGATAATATGGCAGAAGTATTAGGTTACGGAAATTTAGGTCGTGGACAGAATAAAGAAAAAGCAAGAGAAATGGCAGCGGTTGATTCAATTAAGAAAGCAGGTGTAAATGTGGACCAAGTGCCAGAAGATGTTCAAAATGCATTAACTCGTGATTATTCTGGTTTGATGAAAGCAATTAATAAAAAGAAAACAGGTGAAGGTGGGTTTAGACCATAATGGCAAGAAGTGTAAAAGAAATAGATAGAAATGATGACAAGTATGTCGGAATAAGATTTCCATTGGATTATAGTCCAGAGGGATTTTTCTATAAAACGAAAACCGTATTAGAACAATCAAAAGCAAATCTTAGAAATCTATTACTTACCACACCAGGTGAAAGAATTTTTCAACCAAGCTTTGGGAGTCGTTTAAAAAATATAGTCTTTGAACAAGGACAAGATATTCCTAATAGAGTTGAAGAATCTATTAGAACAGCTACCGATACTTTCTTACCTTATATCAACATTATAAATGTATTCACTATACAAGAACAAAATCAAGTCAATATTCAGGTTGAGTTTTCAGTCACACTTAATCCAGATGTAATTGAACTATTATCATTTGACTTTAGAATTGGAGAATAGAAATGTCCGACTACGGAACAAATAAAAAAACATTATCAAAAGAAGTAAATTATCTCGGTAGAGACTTTACAGATATTAGAGAAAACTTAATAGAGTTTGCGAAATCATATTTCCCAAATCAATACAATGACTTTAATGAAGCATCACCAGGTATGATGTTTGTTGAAATGGCAGCGTATGTGGGAGATGTATTGAATTATTATGTTGATAACCAATTCAGAGAAACTTTAATTCAATTCGCAGAAGAAAGAAAAAATGTATTGTCAATCGCTCAGTCATATGGGTATAAACCAAGATTAGCATCACCTGCTATTGTTGAGATGACATTTAGTATTGATGTTCCAGCAGTAGCTATCGACGCAAATAATTACAAACCCAATTTAGATTTCGCAGGAAAGATAGAATCCAATTCAACTCTGGTAGCAAATAATGGAACAGAATTTACATTATTAGATGATGTTGATTTTAAAGTATCAAGTTCATTAGATAATATGGAAGTAAAAGCATTACAACCCACATCAGGTAATATTCCTACAAACTTTAGATTAACTAAAAAAGGTATGGCTCAATCTGGTGTAAGAGAAGAAGAAGAATTTACATTTACAAGTGCAAAAGAATTCGATAAAATTATTTTATCTAATGATAAAGTTACAAGTATAGTTGAAGTTACAGATAGTGAAAATAATAAATTTTATGAAGTTCCATTTTTAGCACAGGATACGGTTTTTGAAGATGAAGAAAATTCAACGCTCAATGACCCAGCGTTAGCTGAATTTAAAACTGATACACCTTATTTGTTAAAATTAATAAAGGCATCAAGAAGATTTACAACAAGAGCTCGTGATGACAATCGTATGGAATTGAGATTCGGTTCAGGTATTAGTGATAATGCAGATGAAGAAATAATTCCAAATCCAGACAATGTCGGTTCAAGGTTAGGTCTTGGTGTATCAAGATTAGATGAGTCATTTGACCCAAGTAATTTCTTAAAGACAAGAACATTTGGATTAGCACCAAGTAACACAACACTTACCGTATCTTATAATTATGGTGGAGCAGTAGAACATAATGTATCAACAAATAGTATAACATCTTTTAATAGATTAACTTATACAAATACTACACAAGGTTTAAGTGCAACTACATTAGCTGCGGTAAAAGCAAGTATCACACCTATTAATGAAGAACCAGCTTCGGGTGGGGCTTCAACAGAAACCATTACAGAAATAAAACAAAATGCATCTGCTTACTTTAATGCACAAAATAGAGCAGTTACAAAAGCAGACTACATAACAAGAGTTTATTCTTTACCACAAAAATATGGTAATGTAGCAAAAGCATTTATTGTTCAAGATGAACAATTAGAACAGAATGGACAATTAGTTATTAATGATGGGTTAGTAGTTGATACAAGAAGTCAAGGAACAGAAGTAAAAAATCCATTAGCATTAAATATGTATTTATTAGGATATGACGCAAGTAAAAGTTTGGTTAGATTGAATAGAGCAGTAAAACAAAATGTTAAAACATATCTTTCACAATATAGATTATTAACAGACGCTATCAATATTAAAGACGGATACATAATTAACTTTGGTGTAAAATATAATATTGTTACAAAGAGAGGGTATAATAAAAATGATGTATTGTTTAGAACAATACAAAAAGTAAAAGAATTCTTTCAAGTAGAGAAGTGGCAAATGAATCAACCAATTATATTGAGTGATTTAGCATATCAGATTTCTACTTGTGAGGGTGTAGTATCATTAGTTCCACCAGCAGAAAATAATCCAAACAACGAACTTATACTTATTGAGAATAAGTTTGAAACAGGTCTTGGATATAGTGGTAATACTTATGATATGTTATCAGCTACAAAAGACGGAATCATTTATCCATCATTAGACCCAAGTATATTTGAATTAAAAAACCCAAATAGCGATATTGAGGGTAGAGTAGTGGGAGATAGATAATGCATTATTTTGAATTTGGTAAAAGAGATACAACACTTTATTCTGGTGGAACAACAGCATCAAGAAATACTGGTATTGATGAAATATTGGAAATTAATAAAGTTGTAAACAACAATGGTACGGTAGGTAATGTATCAAGAGTATTGATTGACTTTGATTTAAGTTTTATCTCTAAGTCTATACAGGACGGGAAGATACCTTCTACTGCAGAATATTATTTAAATTTATTTGACGCAACTTCAGAAGAAGTAGAAGTTGAACAACCACTACACGTTTATATGGTTAGTGGTAGTTGGAAACAAGGTTCAGGAAAACTTGACCACGACCCAGTAACTGATAATGGAGCTACATATCAATATAGAAACCACGAGGCAAAAACACCTTGGGTAACAGGTTCAGTATTGACTGAAGGTGGTTCTTGGTTTACTGCGAGTAATGGTCAATATGAAGTTAGTTCATCTTATGATTTAACATTTGATAAAAAAGATGTTAGGGCAGATGTAACAAACTTGGTAAACAATTTCATTTATTCAAGTTCAGTTTATCCAAACAATGGATTTATCGTTAAGAGAGAAGATAGTGGTTCTTATGGAAACAATCACGCAACTGCAAGTTTTGATTTCAATACAGGACAAGAGGGTGATAGTTCAAGATTAGGAAACCTAAAATATTTTTCAAGAGAAACACATACAATCTATCCACCTAAGTTAGAAGTTGAGTGGGACGATTCATCTTGGAACTCAGGAAGTTTATCACCATTAAGTTCAACAGACTTAGAAAGACTAAAAGTTTATTTCAAGAATATGAAAACAGAATATAAAGAAAAATCAATTGTAAAATTTAGAGTCGTTGGTAGAGAACTTTATCCTTCATCAAGTTTCAGCGCAACACCAAGTGAGTTAGGTGTTAAATATTTACCAAGCGCTTCAGTAGAGTATGAAGTAAGAGACGCTGATACTGAAGAAGTAATCATACCTTTTGGTAGTGGTTCAAGAGTTAGTTGTGATTCGGACGGAAACTTTTTCCGAGTTCAAATGAACGGACTACAAGCAGAAAGAGATTATCGTTTTTGTATTAAGGTTGTTAGTGGTAGCGGAACAACAGACGAACAAATAAACTTCTATGATGATAATTATGAATTTAGAGTTGTGAGATAACAATGCCTTATTTACCAAGTGAAGCAGCAAAAAAATCTAAAGTATATAGTAATATACTTAATGGTCCTGAAATAGAATATCAAAAGGAAATAGACTTTTTAAAACAACAACAAGCTATTTCTGGTTCAGTAGATGCCAATACACCACTTAGAGATGATGAGGGATTTTTAGTTTCATTTGAGGGTGAAACACCAGGTGTTTCATTAGAAGAAGAATTTGAACAAGTTCGTTTAGAAAATGCACAATACTTTTTTGAGGGAGAAATTGACAACGAATTTACACATTACTTTCAACCCGAAGAAGACCCAGACGAAGATGATGAGGAAGAAGATAATGCTACTGAAGAAGCAACAGACGAACAAGTAGAATTCCAAATGACAAAACGAGATAATTTAATTCAAGTTATGAATGTTTACTTTAATGAAGAATTTACACCAGATATATCAACTGACAAATTACACTCACTATTAAAGGAGTTTTTTAATATAGAAGGTAAGAGACCACCATTGACATTGAAGGGGTTCGTTGGAAATAAAAAGAAATTTAAAAACGCTGAAGGTTGGGAAGAATTTAGAAAAGATAAACTTAGTGTTAAAAGATTTACAAAAAAAGGAAAAAAGAAAAGACCAGGTGGAGGTCGTGGTCATAGACACAACTATCGTTCTTTAAAAAAAGATTTAAACTCTTATCAATATGATGAAGTAATTAATAAACAATTATATCATACCAAACGAGGACAAGAAATTTGGTTACAATTAGGTTTTCCATACCAACCGGATGAGGCATAATGGCATTAGAATACGGATTTACACAACAAGAAAGAAACCAATACTTTAATCCTGAAAAGGTTTATAGTAGTTGGGGAAAAGACTTTGAAAGCGATTTTATGGTTCTATATGTTTATGATATGGAAGATAATTTTCTTATCAGTAAAATTATGGGTCTTAATGAAGTTAACTTTCAAAATGACGGAGATTTTATAGACCTTGATGTAGGACAGCACCTAAGAGATTTAGGATTTAGTGAGGGTGATTATAATGTTACATATAAGTTTCTTAGAAGATTAGCTGGTAGAGAAACTACTCAATTTGTAGATAGTAAAGGAATAATCTTTGATGGACAAGTTGATAGAGATGTAGTAAATGATGAAGTAAAGTTTTTTAAATCTACCGGAGATGAATCAGATAAGAGTAGTCGTGAGGAAGTATTCATAAAAGAAATGAAATACAAACTTGTAGAAACATCACCAGACAGAACAGAATTTATATTACAACTTGATGATAAAATAAAAAATTCAGAATATATACACGAGTTTGCGGAAATGGGTGAAATGATTCAATACAAACCAGTAAGTAGACAAAATATGGGTTCTATAAAATTTGAATCTAAAGACCCGCAGGTTTTAGAGTTTGACATAGACCCAACAGATAGAGGATTTACACAAAATATGGTAGGTGGTCAAATCGTTATACCAAAACTATATAAAGTTGATGGAGATGAAGATACTGATAATAGTGATATTGTATTAGATGATGATGATAAACCAAATTTACAAGAACTTCTTGGTGATGGAGCAGCTTCTGATTTCAGAAGTGATGGAATATCAAACAAAGAATTAATTGACATAATGTTAAATGACCCAGACCCAATTGAAAGAGAAATAGCAGACGGAGCATTACAAGAACGAGCAAACGAGCAATACTAATGGCAAGAAGAGCATTCATAGGAGCAAACAGAAGAACTGACGGAATTCGTAGGAAAACGGGACGAGCAGAAGTAGCACAAGGTGCTCGTTCAAGAAATACAGGATTATCAGTCCAAGATAATAGCTTTACCCCAATAAGGGTAGATATACCAACACCAAATCCAGGACCAGGAGGAATAGGACCACAAAATATAGAGGTGTTAGAAGAAATAAAACCATTACCAATAGATGATAATGGACCAGTTCTTAAACCACAAACCGTAAATGGATTTCCGGTCGATATTAAAACAAATAGACCAGGTCAAGGTGATACAAAAGGTGATGAAATTATTTCTGATGTTGATTTAAAGGAAGAGAAAAAAAGAAAAGATTTAATTTTACCACCACCACCGCCGCCACCAAAAGGACCTTTCATTAAAGACTTACCAGATTTCAAAGAGGTAAAAACGGGGATTGGAGTTTTAGGTTCAGGTGATGTAAGACAACAAGAGATTTTAGGTGGACCAATAGAGATTAAAAAGAAAAAGAAAATTGTTCGTATTAAAAGAAAACCTATTAAGGTAGATGTTAGAAAAGTAAAATCTAAAAGAGGTAATGCCAGAAACAATATTAAAGCAGGTCTTAAAAAAGAAAGAGTTCCTAACGGAGAAACAATAATTGAAGTTATAAATGAACAGATAGAAGTTACAAGAAAAACAAAAAAAGTTTCAAGACCGGCACCAGTTCGTTCGGTAATACAAATCGTTAGACCAAGACCAAGTGTTCCAGTTAGAGAAGTGAGACCAACAAGAAGTATAGGTGGTCAACCAATTAGAGTAGTAGCACCACCAGCTTTAGGTGTTCCTTCACCACCACCAGTGCGACAAGCAGTTGAAACAAGACCAAGAGTTGCAACGGCACCAATTAGAACACCAAGACCACAGGTAGCGTCAGCGCCAGTTAGAACAAGAAGAACAAGACGACAAGGTGGGGGTAGATACTAATGGCAAGAGCAACAAGTAAATCAAGACAAGTAGGAGCAGGAACTCGTTCAAATAAAAAACAATCAACAAAACCAGCTCCACCAAGAATTACACCAGCAAGAACACCAAAAGCAAAAGTGGTTGCACCACAACCAAAACCACAGAATATAGTTGAGGGACCAACATTTAAAGGTTCACCTACAATCGTAAGACCAGACGGAGTAATAGAAGTATTGGGTCCGGGTGGAGTAGTATTAGAGGAAATTGGTGTTGATGGAAAAATGATTGTTGACCCTATAAAGGACGCAGGATTTGACCCGAAAAACCCACCACCAAGTATTCAAGCAGTAAGAGATGAATTTAGAGAACACGTTGAAAGTGGTAGAGATGAGGCAGGTGAAGTATTTTTTGTAAGTGATGAAACAAAAGCATCATTGGTTAATGACGGATTGGGAGATAGAGCATTTTCAAAAGATGATTTGGTTAAAAGAAAAGTTATTAAACCAAATGGTGAATTTACCAATAAATATAAACAGGTAGCTGATGAAGTAATTATTAATCCTAACCAAGAACAAGCTAATTTATCACCGAGAGATTATGTTGCTACCATTGAAGAAGTTATAGATAGTAATCGTATTCGTGTTTCTTTATCTTATAATGATGGAGTAAATCTTTACGGACATAAAGGTGATGACCAAGTAGCAAATAGGTTTAAGGGATTTAGAGTAAATTATGTAAAGAATAATATAGAACGATATAAAACTTATGCAAAAATTGATTCACAATATTATCTTGTTACTAATAGTGTATTAGGTGTTGACGGGCAACAAAGAATTTTAAAAACAAAACTGCCACTATCAAATGATATTGAGTTTGGTGAGGGTTTTTCATTTGTAGAAAAAAGATTACCAGACTATGTTGATAGTGTGAGATTAGTTCCATTTGAAGATGATGTAGATGACGGAATATTTTTACGACTACCAAACTTTAATTCACAAGATAATCCAATAAATTTTCAAGGAACACAATACAACACACATACAGGATTGTTAAGTGAGTCTGATGAGGATTCAAGAGATATAGAAAGATTATTAGTATCGGGTAGTTTATTAGATGTCCAACCAAATATAGAGTATGGTCAAACAACAACTGATTTAACAATAGAGTCAGACGATTATGGTTTTGGAAACTTTGTTCATTTCTCAAGTGCAGAAACAAGAATTAGAAACTTTGAGAAAAAAATAAAACTAATTGAGGGATATAATTCAGATAGTTCATCATTAGTTAGTATCTCAAGTTCATTAGAAACTATCCAAGAGATAGAAAGAAAAAGACAACGAGTTAAAAATTCATTTGACCCATTTGAACATCATATGTATTTTGAAAGTTCATCTTATGTGAGTTCATCAGCTGGACAATTCCACGATACAACTTGGCCTAAGACAAACTCATCATCACCATATACATTAGCAGCAGTAGGTAGTTCAGATGCTAATACTTGGTTCAATAGAAGAATTACAGAGTCTTCTGATTACGACCAAAGAAATATGAATTCATTACGAAATTCATTACCAGAACACATTTACGCTGATACACAAAATAATGTATTCTTAGAATTTATGGATATGACTGGACAACAATTTGATGAAATATGGACTTATACTAAATCCATTACTGATTTAAATGTAAGAGTAAATAAAATGTCTGAGGGTATATCGAAAGATGTAGCAATACATTATGCAAATGCACTCGGTATGAATCTATATAGTGGTAATGATTTATTAACTTTACCAACATATTTATTAGGTAAAAATACAGACGGAACAGATTTATATGAATCACCACAGGAAGAGGTAACAGAAAAGATTTGGAAAAGAATATTAGCAAACCTACCTTTCTTTATTAAAACAAAAGGAACAGAACGTTCTCTAAAAGGATTACTAAATTGTTATGGTATACCGAGTTCTATGTTAAGAGTTCGTGAGTATGGTGGACCAGATAAAGGAACAAGAGTAAGTTATGAAATCAAAAGAAAGTTTACAAGAGCAACAGATTTTAGAGCGGCACAATATATTCAATCTAATTGGAAAGCAGCTTCTGACGGATTAATTCCAGATACAATAGAATTTAGATTTAGAAGTCCTAAATCACAAGACCAAGTCATATTACAAAAAGATGACAACTTTGCTATATCATTAGAAGATAATGGTGAAACAGATGAATATGGACATTTAAGATTTACTATTAGTGGTTCAGATGGAAGTGTAAATTATATCACTTCATCAGAACAACCATTTTATAATGATGAAATGTGGTCAGTAATGTTGACAAGAAAGTCAGCAAGTAATGGAACAGAATTTGATGATGATAGTATTTACGCTAGTTCATCATTTGAATTAACTACGAAGTATTACGAATCATCAAGACAAAAGATTTTATATCAAGATAGTCAAAGTATGGAAGTAACATCTTCTGCAATTAATGCGGCATTTACTTCAAGTGGACACGTGTTTTTAGGTGGTAGTGGTAGTTCATTTGGAAATCAATTTACTGGTTCATTAATGGAATATCGTTTATGGTCAGAACCATTAAGTTCAAGTGTATTTGATAATCATACAAGAACACCTAAAGCATATAATGGTAATAGTTATTCATCATCATTTGATGAGTTATTAGTTCGTTATCAATTAGATGAAAACAAAAATTTATCATCATCAGCGACTTCTTCAAATACTGCACACGACTTATCATTATATACAGAAGCACAATCAGTTGATGTAGATGGATTTACAGGAAACTTCTCACGAACAATAGTGGACCAAGAAAAGTTAAGAGTTCCAAGTTTAGGACCAACTCGTAGAAATGCGACTAAGATTAGAATTGAAGACACAACATTACCACCAGATATAAATGGTAGTGGTTCATTGTTGGTTGATAAAAGACGAGAACAATCTAATGACGATTTTGCACCACTTGACGACCACTCATTAGGAATTTATTTCTCACCAGTTGATGTAGTCAATGAAGATATAATGTATAGTATTGCAGACTTTAATTTTGACGATTACATTGGTGACCCAAGAGACCAATACAAATCTTTTTATAAAGACCTAAGACATTTAAGAAGAGAATATTTTAAACGATATGATATGTCAAATAACTTCTTTGATTATTTAAGAATACTACAATTTTATGATAGTAGTATTTACGATACACTTTTACAATTAGTTCCAGCAAGAGCAAAAACAAGTGTCGGTGTATTGATTGAACCAAACATCTTAGAAAGAAATAAACAAATTATAGGTCAAAGACCAGAATTTGAAAATACATTTTTTGAAAACGCTGGAGAATATGATGAGGGTATTCTTATTACAAGATATATAACGGGTTCTAATGATAATTATTTTGAAACAAGTGGTGAATATACAACCTATGGTGGAGAGATTAATTTAGCATTTTTTGATACGGGTTCATCATTAGGATTTTTAAACAATCGCTCTTTAATGATACTAAATGGTATAGATAAAAGAGGAGAGTATGGAACATTATACGCTACGGCAAGTATTTCTTCCGGTTCACATAACAATATATTTACAGAAGTATTACAACCTAATATTTCAGGTTCAAGATTATCAGAAAAGTCTCAGGAAAGAGAATTCTTTTACTCGAGTTCATTGAGTGCTTCTATTGGACCGAGTGTTGCATATAGTTCATCATTCAAAGCATCAGATGTTGAAAGTATGGCAGTATCAACTAACTTGTTTAGAGCATTTTATCAAGGAAATATTTTAACCAGGGACAACACAATTGACGGGGAAGAACCAGTAATAGTTAATGAAGTTGCACCTACCGTATTAAAGACACAAGATTCAGATACAAGTAAATTACGAACAGAATAAAACAATGGAAAATTTAACTTTCTTATATTTATTATTGAAAAAGAATAGTTATATCATATCCACAGGAGCAAAATAAAATGGGATTTTTAGATAATACAAGTATAACAGTAGACGCCATCTTGACAAAAAAAGGTCGTGAACTTTTGGCAAGAGGACAAAACGAATTTAAAATTACGAAGTTTGCATTAGCAGACGACGAGGTTGATTATAATCTTTATGATACAGCGCACCCAAATGGGTCAAACTTTTATGCGGCAGTAATAGAAAATATGCCTTTATTAGAAGCGTTCGTAGATGAAAATCAATTAATGAGATATAAATTAACAACACTTCCAAAGGAAACAAATAAACTTCCTATATTGGAATTACCAAGTCCTTCATTGACTTTCAATGGAGCTGGTATCACACAAGCCGTAACGCCTAACACAAGAAACGCACCTAATGAAACATATACATTTACATTGTTTAATGCAGATGTTGCTAATATATCATTAACAGGTGGTGGTAATGTAAGAAAAGAACAGGACTTCATTAACGCTGGAGCAACAACACCAGTATTTATGAATGAAGCAGAAAGAAAACGTTCTATATCAGTTGTAGGTAAAAGTGTAAGAGTGATTTCAAGGTCATTAACAACGTTAACAAACACAAACTTGTCAGTAACTGGTAATAGTTCAGGTGCACAATTCACCGTAGCTATCTCAGTAAAAGCTGACCCAAGTAAAGTATAAGGAGTAGATAATGGCATTTCAAAGATTTAATCCAGAAAATGATGTAGTTGAAAACCAAAGAACAACCATATCAAGTGGTTTGTGGACGGGTGGAAGTTCAACTCTTACTGGATTTTTTACTCAATCACTTAATGGAAATATTACGGGTTCAGTATTAGAATTATATAATGTAGACCCAAATACAGACACATCTGCAGAAACACAAATCGCAGTTGGATATGCAAATGTTCACGGAAGTGGTTCAGCAGGTAATACAACTAAACTAACAACTGGTGGAAGACAGACAGCAGCTCTATATAGACAATTTAGAAATGTTATCTTGGCACCAAACACAAATGAATTTTCATTTACAGGTGCAGCTTCATCAAGTGATGACTTCTACTTTATCTCGTTTCAAAGAGCAAGACAAAGAGAAAAGATTGACCCAGGTAATTGGGAATTACAATTAACCGGTCAAATGGCTGGTAAAGCAGCAAAGATTCAACTAATTGATGATAGTGGTGCTGGACTTAATCCACTCGTAAATGAGGGTGGTAGAGTATTCAATGTTGTTAGTGGTTCCATTAATGACGGAATCAATACAGCAGCAGCAAGTCAACCAGGTGGTGGATTAGGATTATTCTATCCAGACTTAGGAATTATATTGTTAGACGCATCTCAAATGGAAGCGAGTGGTGGTTTAGCAGACCCAGTAAATCCAAGAAGTTCAGATACTTTTGATAATAGACCACAAAAGTTCTATAACTCAATTAAATCAGGTTCAAGTTTCCAAGCAAGAAGAGAAGAAGAAATTAGTTCAACAAATTACTTTATTAGAGCAAATAATAAAGACTTTAATTTTAGTTCTAATCCAACTTTCTCTACTGGT